CTTTGCATTTTTTTTACCTCCTAATTTAGCCATACAGGCGTTTAAAATTATCTTCCCTTGTCATAGTACCTGGGCTTTTTTAGCTTTTGATCTGCTAATATTAAAATGTTTAATATACTTCATAACTTCTTTAGTTGTGTATACAGCTTGTATTTTTTTATTATACGGCCAATGACCAAATTTCTTTTTAAAAACATAACTAGCCCAACCTTCTTTATATCCTTTTTGTCTAGCGTAATACAGAACTTGCGCATAAAAGTTTTGTTTATTAAGTGCGTTTGCTTTTGGTTTTGGCAACTCAACTAATCTGCCTTGTTTTACTAACAAAACTTTTGCTTGTTTTGTCGGCAACCAATCACATTCAGGACATCCTGGTAAATCTTTCTCAGGATAATATACTGCGAAACAATTTAGGCAAGTTATCGGCTGTTTTTCTATTGGTTTTTTTTCTCGTTTTTTTGGCTCTTTAGTTATGGTTTTACTTAAACTCCAATGTGGCTCGTCATCAGGAAAACCATGTTCATAAACACAACCAGCATGATCTATGATGAGAGTATCTTTTTTGCCTGGACAAATTCTTAATGACCTACCGACCATTTGTAAATACAATCCATAAGATTTTGTTGGCCTAGCTATAATTACACAAGATACTTTTGGTTCATCCCAGCCCTCTGTTAGCACCTGGCAATTACATAAAACTTTTATTTTTCCTTGGTTTAATAAATCTAATTGTTTTTCCCTTTCTAATTCATCCATTTCACCATCAATATGACCTGCAGAAATATTGCTATCCCTAAATATATTTCTTATGTGTTTGCTGTGTGCTATTGATGTAGCAAAAACAACTGTCGGCCTATTGTCTGCGTACTTTTCCCAATGCATAACAATATCGCCAATCAGTTTCACATTGTCCATTCTGCTTGATAGTGATCTTTTTTCATAGTCGCCACCAATAATTTTTATACCCTCTAAATCTGGTATAGTTGGTGCTACAATTTTACTTGGCACTAAGTATCCTTGATCTGTTAATTTTTTTATGCTTTCACACTCAATTAGATCCTGATAAATATTTCCTAGACCTTTGCCATCTGTTCTGCATGGTGTAGCTGTCAATCCAATTACAATAGCGCCTGGATAATTTTTAATTAATGTTTGGAAAGATTTAGACGTTGATCTGTGAGCTTCATCAATAATAATAATATCTGCGCTTGGCAAAACAAATCCAGGTTTATCTTTTCTTGCTGTTAATGTTTGAATGGAGGCAACTTGTGTTTTTGCGTAGCTGTTTGGCGCTTGTAACGCCATAATAATTCCATGTTCTACGTCAAAATCATTGAGTTTTTTTGAGCATTGTTTTATTAACTCCCTTCTATGAGCAACAAACAATACCTGGTTGTTTTTATTTGTTGCTTTCCTAATTAACGCACACGCTATGACAGTCTTGCCACTACCTGTTGGTGCAACTAACAGTATTTTTTTGTTGCCTTTGCCAATGGAAAGACGAAGTTTGGACAATGCTGTTTCTTGGTATTGTCTTAGCTGTATCTGTTCCATACATCCTCTAATTGAAATAGTACTTCGCTGTGGTTTTCTGGAGGTTCACAACTATCAGCAAACTTTATAGCTTCTGCTCTTGCATAGTCATAAGTTTCACCCCTTTTTTTTATTGCTACTAACATTTTAATTAAATTTTCATGTCGGTTTCCTTGTGAAGATCCACGCATTTGAGATCCATTGTAAGTTCCATTGTGTATATTGTTTTTATATATAATTTTCTTTTTTTCTGGTCTTTGCAATTTAAAAACATCCCTAATTTCATTTTTACAATATGGTTTTAAATCGTGCAAAGATACAATTTTTATAGGAAAAGGATTTTTTTTACAATGATAAAACCCTGGTACTCTCATAACTCTTGATAAATCCTTAACGCATGGATCTGAATTAAATTTTTTTGCAAGTGCTTGTTGATACAATGTAAATGTTTCTAAGTGCATATCATCTACTAACCAATAACAATGATACTTGTTAGGACTGGTATTAATTATTGCATGTGGTTGTAAATCAAATGATTGTGGCAAAGGTGTGCCGTCTAAATCAATAAATACTGCTCTTACTTTTGTAATATGATTCCTTGATCTGCCCTTTAAATCTGTCTTGTTTACAGTAAAAAATACTCCTGCTCCTTTTTTATTTAGTGTTGCTAGTTCTGTAAAATGTTCTTGTATTGTTCCATGCAACTGTTTCGTGATTTTTTTATTTTTTGCTTTGTCGTCAAATGTTTGAAAACTATGCTTATCACCAAACATTTTTAAAAATTTATAATAACTTGTTTCTTTAGAATATTTAATTATTAATTTTGTGTTTTCATATTCTTTTGTTGTTGCATCCTCATATTCCTCATTAAATATTTTATCGTGAGCATCATGTTCATCATCCCCCTCTACAATATACTCTGTAACAATTATTTTTTCAGTTTCAAATAAGTATCTTGGCATTTATTTATCCTCCTGGACTTTATCCCACCTAATTTTAGCGCCTAACTTACCTGCCTTTGATCTTTTTTTTCTATTGATTAACTGTTCTTTTCTTTCTGCTTCTGCCTGTATGCAAACTAAGTAAGTTCTATCGTCATGTTCAATTTTTTCAAACAAATGTTCTATGTTTGGCCACATATTTTTAATTTTATCTAGTCGGCAATTACACATTTTTGATAATATTTCCATGTCAAATAATATTCTATGTCCACGCCAACAGGCACAAAACAGCAAAATGTATGCACCTTGCTCCTCTAAACTCATTCTCATTCTGTCAGGGCTACTAATCCAATCACTTGCATAAAATTGAAACGCAGGGCTTTGTTCGTCTGATATTGATTTCCTCATATTATAATATTAAGTTTAGTTAATTTAGCATTTTGTACTTATGTTAATTGATTGTCAATGACTATCTTGTGTGCAGGTGTAGTTGTAGTTGTAGTTGAAGATGAAGATGAAGGGGATGCTTTTGCCATTGGCAAAACGATAGCACCTTTATGGCAATGCTATAGCAATGCTATAATGGCAATATACTTTTACTTTATCCAAATCTTGCATCTTAGGAGATAATGGTAAGCTACGCCTATTGCCAAGGCGCAATGTTTGATTATGATATTGTTTGATTTAAGTCAGGTCTTAATTCTGCCATAGTAAAATCGCCATATTGACTTATTTGAAATGCTCTATATGGTGGTATTAAATCCCATTTAGACACAGCAGGAGGTGATATACCTAACATTTCAGCAACCTTTTTACCGCCTCCATATTTAGCTATAACTTCCTTTTTTTTCTCAAATGCTATGTTTCTTAACTCTGTATTACTCATACTCTACAAAAATAACAGAATATTAAGATATGTCAATATTAACTTGCATTAATTACTCTGTATGCAATAATTAATTAAAGTTAATTAAATAAATGGAGTACAAATGAAATTTCCTGAAGAACAAAAAAATGAAAATGATAATAAAAAAGTGCCTGTTGGTTTACATGGCGCAAGATGTGTCATGGTAGTAGATCTAGGCAAACAAGACGAAACCTGGGATGGCGTAACAACGATAAAAAATATGGTTTTGTTTGCTTTTGAAGTGCCTGGTTATGAATATCCAGTATCAAAGCAGTATAATGTGTCATGGAACGCAAAGTCTAGTTTGTCTATCCATTTAACAAGCTGGTTTGGTAATTTTAATGCTACAGACAGACAAAATTTTGACACAAAAGACATACTAAATAAAGAATGCACTATAAATGTAGGGCAAACAGAAGGTGGAAACCCTAAATTATTAAGCATATTACCAAAACAGGCAGAAGTTCCAGAGGCAAAACATCCAATATTACATTTTGAAATACAGGATTATATTGATGGCAATAAAGAAGTTTTTAATTTGCTACCAGAGTGGATGCGTAATAAAATAACTCAAAGTAAACAAATAGAAAATTTAAATAGCCCATTTTAAATGCCAAATTTTACTAACAAATATAATTTACCAGAAATATTTGTCAGAGCTGTTACTAACGATCCATACGACAGTGGTGGTTCTGACATATCTACAACTGTTTTGTTAGGCCCACCTCGTATAAACGTACTTAGAAAAATACATGCAGAACACATTGTTGAAGATGTGTCAGATAGATTTTTTGCGTTAGACGGACAAGCAATACATTATGTTATAGAGAGATCAAAAACTGAAAACGATCTTGTTGAAACTAGATTGTTTTACAAAGACAAAAAAACAACAAATAACTGGACTTTAAGTGGTCAATTTGATGTTTTAAACAAAGACGGCAACTTAATTGATGTAAAGAATTGTTCTGTATGGAGTGTAATATACGGCAAAATAGAATGGGAACAACAACTTAATGTATTAGATTTTTTATGCAGAAAGAATGCAGATAAATTAATAATTGGTGGAGAACCTGTAGAGGTTAAAAGATTAAGTATTCTTGCTATGATGCGTGATTGGAATGCATTAGAGGCAGAAAAAAGCGATAACTATCCTAAAGCTAAAGTTGTTGAGGTTAGTATTAATAGATGGACAAAGCAAGAACAAGCAGATTACATAAGAGAAAGAATACATTTACATCAAAGTGCATATAATTCAAATGTATTACCATTGTGTACACCAGAAGAAAGATGGCACAAAGCAGGAGTATTTGCTGTAATGAAAGCAGGTAGAGTTAGATCAATAAAAAATTGTGCCACACTTGAAGAAGCAAAAACATATTGCGAAGAAAAAAAAATAAATCTTACTAACAATACACATGCTATAGTTGAAAGACCTGGTAGTGATAAAAGATGTGAAACTTATTGTAACGTAAATCAGTTTTGTAGTTATTATATGGGAGTGCCAAATGAGTGATGATGAACAAGAAAAGATAGATCAAACTTTTGTACCTGTGCATCCTGCAGACGAAACTATAGATGAACAGTTAAAGTATATGGAAGAAGAAAAAAAAGGCCTTGCGCCATCTATAGAAGAAGTTACATATGAATTGTTAAAATTGCAGGTGGCAGATTTAAAAACACAAGAAAAAGTTGACTTAGCCATTTTTTTATTTAGAGAGGCTTCTAAAGAAATGAAAAGAAAATATGGCTCTCAATATGAATAGTTGACAAATATTAAAGTAATTGGTACAAAAATAGTACATAATCATTGATATTCCTCGCATTATGTATCATATGCTCATTAGGGCAGATTTTTTGGCTGTTTTCGGACAGCCTTTTTTTTGAGGTATCATACCATTAGGTAGAGTGTAAAAAGGCTTATATGGGCTTGTAAAGCGCTATTTTTTGTATAATTTTTGTTATACTAGCTCAAAATGAACAGCATCCACAAATTTATTATTTGGATCTAATTTAAAATCACCTGTTTTGTACCCACTCCAATTACCACCCCATCTAATCTGAACATCTAATTCTTTAGATGCTAATCCAAATGCATAGGCGGCTGTTTGATAATGTTCTAAATCCCAGGTGATCTTGCCGTCTGCATAACAAACAATATCTATTGCATGACCAGTTAGATGTTTGCTTTTCATAGTTTTACTTGCGCCTTCAGAAACTAATTGTTTTTGTTTTTGTTCAGAACGCAACCCTTCAGTAATTCCAAAATCTATAGATGATAATTCTAATGCTTTTCTAGCAACATCAGCTAATTCAGGTCTAACTGTTTGTAATTTTTCTTCCGAAGATTTTCCAAATTTAAAATTCATACTTAAAAAATAATCGTCAACGCAACTCATAATAAAATAATAATTAATACAATTAACAAACCGCCTGATAAATACAAAAAGAAATCAGGGTGTTTTTCTCTAAATTCTTTTAGCTTTTCTATTGGGTTAAGCATAAT